GTATGGTTTTAAATACGCAAAAGAAAAAATACCTGTTGAGTGGATAAAAGAGAGGAAAGGTACTTGACAATGCTTGACGAAGAGAGTAAAATACGTGCTCTTGCTGATAACTATGACCTAGAATTTTTACTGGAAGAAAGTGATGTAAGGGTCATACACGTTATCAAGTACCTAGTTGAAGAGGGTTTCTTAGACCTTGACGATTATTTTAATTTTGATGCAGAACTAGAAGAGTGGAGAAGACTGGAAGAATGATAAACGGTGATGACATAGAGGCGTTCAAGGCTTACCATGCCTATGATTTAACCTTAAACGAATACCAACGCAAGGCTAGAACTACAGCTATCTACCCTGCAGGTGCTTCGATACTGTACCCTGCCTTGGGGCTAGCAGGGGAAGCAGGTGAGGTAGCTAACAAAGCTAAGAAGATTATCAGGGACAACAAACTAGACAGAGAAGGCATGGCAAAAGAACTAGGAGATTGTCTTTGGTACATGGCTGCACTAGCTAAAGACTTAGGCTATAACCTGTCAGACATAGCACAAAATAACTTAGATAAACTAGACCGTAGGAAAAGAAACGGCACAATTAAAGGAAACGGTGATGATAGATAATTATTTACCCACTGACTACCAGACATTCATAGCTACTAGCCGTTATGCTCGGTGGCTAGAGGACGAAGAGTGCCGTGAGAGTTGGGCTGAGACAGTTGACCGTTACATGGATAACGTTGTCAAACGTGGTTTAGATATGGACACAATAGGTATAGCCTCAGAAATTAAAGAGGCTATCCTTGGCCTAGAAGTTATGCCTAGCATGAGAGCTATGATGACAGCAGGTGCAGCACTAGACAGGGACAATACATCAGGATATAACTGTAGTTACCTACCCGTAGATGACCCTAAGTCCTTCGATGAGGCTATGTTCATCCTCTTGTGTGGCACTGGTGTTGGCTTCTCCGTTGAACGGCAGTTCATCTCTAAGCTCCCCGAAATCCCCGACCTCTACGACAGTGAAACTATCGTTGTCGTTAGGGACAGTAAGGAAGGTTGGGCTAAGTCTCTTCGTCAATTGATAGCACTCCTATATAGTGGTGAGATTCCTAAGTGGGATGTATCTAGAGTACGTCCTGCAGGTTCAAGACTTAAGACATTTGGTGGTAGAGCAAGTGGCCCTGCACCCTTGGTTGACCTATTCAACTTTGTTGTCAGAGTATTTAAAGAGGCACAGGGACGTAAGCTATCAAGTATCGAATGTCACGACATCATGTGCAAGATTGGTGAGGTAGTAGTTGTCGGTGGTGTCCGTAGGTCAGCTATGATTTCCTTGAGCAACCTGAGTGATGACCGTATGCGTCATGCTAAGTCAGGCTCATGGTGGGAGAATGATCCTCAACGTGCCTTGGCTAACAACAGTGTAAGCTATACAGAGAAACCAGATGCTATCTCCTTTATGCGTGAGTGGATGGCATTAGTAGAGAGTGGGAGTGGAGAACGTGGAATATTCAATCGTGAAGCTAGTAAGAAACAAGCTGCGAAGTATGGTAGACGCAATTCGGACTACGAGTTTGGAACTAACCCTTGCAGCGAAATTATCCTACGGCCTTACCAGTTCTGCAATCTTACAGAAGTTGTGGTACGAGCCACAGATTCGGTGGAAGACTTGGCTAGAAAAGTCCGACTCGCCACAATACTTGGGACGATCCAAAGCACGTTCACAAAGTTCCCTTACTTGCGAAAAGTGTGGCAGCGTAATACAGAAGAAGAACGACTGCTTGGTGTGTCTCTCACGGGGATAATGGACAACCCCTTAATGACAACTCAAAACAAAGGATTGGAGAAGACCCTTGAACATCTACGGAATATTGCAGTATCTACGAACATGGAATGGTCTGAGTATCTTGGCATTGAGCCTAGTGCTTCTATTACTTGTGTCAAACCATCTGGTACAGTCTCGCAACTCGTTGACAGTGCCTCTGGAATCCATGCCAGACATTCAGAGTACTACATTAGAACCGTCAGGGGAGACAACAAAGACCCCTTGACACAGTTCATGAAGGATCAAGGTATCCCTAATGAACCAGATGTAATGAAACCTGACAGTACTACAGTGTTTAGTTTCCCTATCAAGTCTCCTGATAATGCGGTAGTAACCAAAGACCTAACAGCTATTCAACAGCTTGAGACTTGGTTGGTTTACCAACGACATTGGTGTGAACATAAGCCAAGTATTACGGTCAATGTCCAGAAGAATGAGTGGCTTGAGGTAGGTGCATTTGTGTACGAACACTTTGATGAGATGTCAGGTGTGTCATTTCTGCCATACAACGAACACACATATCAACAAGCACCCTATCAAGAGGTTGGACAACACGACTATAATATGCTATTATCAGTCATGCCAGAGAAGATTGATTGGACTAAACTATCGGAGTATGAACAAGAGGACAACACTGTAGCAATGCAAACGATGGCTTGTTCAGGTGATGTCTGTGAAATAGTGGACTTGACATGACAGTTAAACGTAAATTCAACAAAGCAGCTTATGATCTGTACGATCAGTCAGCTAAAGATAAACTGGTGGCTCTTCTCTCTGAGAGGGGTCACACCATAATCTCATCTGAGGAAGACTACTATGCTGATGTTGTCTCTCAGAAGGAAGGTTACACCTACTTCAATGAGGCAGAGGTAAAGACAGCTTGGTCAGATGATTGGCCTACCAATTGGAAAGAGATACGAATACCTGAACGGAAGAAAAGATTACTGGCTAAGTACCAAGACGAGAAGGGTGTGTTAAACTTCTATGTTTTCCGTAAAGATATGAAACAAGCATGGAGAATAAAAGATACACAATTAACAGATGAGTCCTTGAAAGAAGCCTTTGGAAGGTATATAGTTAAAGGTGAGAAGTTCTTTCATATACCTTACACAGAAGCGGAGTTAATAAATGTCTGACCTAGTAAACGAACCACCCCACTATGGTGACGGAGAGATTGAATGTATCGACTACATGAAGGACAACATGGATGCCATGATGTTCATGGGTTATCTTGAAGGTAATACTAAGAAGTACCTACACCGTTATCGTTACAAAGGTAAACCAGTAGAAGACTTGAAGAAAGCACGTTGGTATCTAGACAGACTAATACAGGAGATGGGTGGATGATATTTGTTCCAGTAGTATTAGCTTGTGCCTTAGACTACTCAGGTTGTAGAGGGTACACAGCTAGTACTGCTTTCCTGTCTATGAGGGAGTGTCAGCTTTCTGCACAGGAAGGTATTAATAATCTATTAGAAAGGAACCTTCTCGTACTTGACTTTAAGTGTGTAGTCTTTAATACTGACCAAGCATAAAAAAAAGGAGAGCTTAACGGCTCCCCTTCTTAGTTTTTTTAACCATACCCTTTTCTTTTCATAGCTTTTGAATGAGGGTAATTATCTCTGTTCATCTTACTATCTATAGCCCAAGTAGCAACAGGTTTCTTTGTCATATACAGCCCTTTAGGTTTCTGTTTTGGAATCCCTGTAGGTTTAGTAGGTTTAGTAGGTTTAGTAGGTTTTTTCTGTTTCTTTTTAATAGCCATTTATTTCTCCTTAAGTTTTAGTTTTTCTTTTCTTTCCTGATGCAGTTGTTGACCACTTAACTCTCTTTGGCCCTGTCTTTTTCTTGGCCTCAGATTTACTGATCTTACCTGCTACTGACTTAGGCCGACAAGCAGGGTAGCCTCGTTTCTCACCCTTCTGTCTGCCACAAGTTTTGCCTGTCTTGACATCACGCCAATCCTCAGCAAACCATTTTCCTAATCCACCTTTAGCCATTACTTTTTCTTTACCCTATTGTCTTTACCTGTCCACTTACCACCCTTTGACTTGTACCATTTAGATGCCCAAGCATTAGCATATGCTGATGGGTATACTTTAAATTTCTTCTTAGCTTCTGCTTTAGCTCTTGACCATAGAGAGGGGTTAGTTGGTTTAGGCATTGTGTTTCTTTCTTAAAGTTTATCCATGTAGTACATTAATCCTAGAAGACCAAACCCTGCGGTTAGTATAACCAGTAAAAGTATACAACCCCAAAGAATTATTTGGTCAAACAACTCCTCCTGTTTCTTCTTCTTAGCTGCTAAGTCTTTCTTTCTCTGTACACGTATGTCCTTACGTAGAGCAAGAAGCTCATTCCAAGCTGAGAATCCCCTAGTGCTGATCACTATCTGACGTAACTGTTCCTCTATATCGTCAGCTTGCTTACGTTTAACAAAAGTGTCTAACGCTTCTTCATTAGCTGACGAGAAGGGACTACTCTTTTTCTTTTCATGATTAGACTTAGCTGAGTCAATGGCATCGAACAGAGAACCTAAGTCCTTAGCTAAGGATGCTATCTCTTTCCCTGCAGCTATACCTGCCTTGACACCTGCGAATATTGTAAGTGGATCCATTCATGCTACCACAAAATCTATTAGTTCCCCTTGAGGGAGTTTACTGTTTGGTCTGTGAGGATGGTAGGCGTAGGGGTCTTCATGCCTGTACGTATTAGCCTTCTTGTCTACAGCCTTGTGTGTTTCCTGTACTCTGACTTCCTTATCACTCTTGCCTGACTCAAAGACAATATTCTTGTGAGTGTCAAACGGCATGGCAGGTAGAGGGAAGTGAGCTATGAGAGTATTCTTTACCATTTTTTACATGACCAGTAACGTGCTGTAAACTTATCTTTAGCTGTATCACACTTATGTCTAGCCCTGAATGATTTCCTACGCTTGGGGTTAGACTTCTTGATGGTCATGTTAGCATCCCCAAACCTAATAATCTTTTCCTTACCGCCTTTACAAGCCTTGACAACAAACTTCTTGCCACCTGAAACCTGACGTTTAGGGCTGTTACACTTCATCTTTGATTTGTCTATCTTAGCCACGGTATCTTCCCAATGTTATTGTCTTAAGGAAACCTCTCCAGATTTCTATGGGAGAGGGAAGCATCCACCCAAGGATCATCATAAGGATAACCCATGTGGGTATGTCTTGGTTCATAACCTTCACACTTTCGATGGCTCCGTCTACACTGAAGCCACCTTTAGATTGGTCAACTGCTACGTTCTCACCTGATATATCACTACTCTGATCTAGTAGGGACTGGTTATTCTCAGCACCTACCTGAGTGTTAGCATTAACATTCGTGCCTGAGCCACCACCACCTAGTCCACCTAAGAGAGACATAGGGTTGAGGCAAGCACTCAAGGTAAGGACTAAAGATAGGGCTAGGATAAGTCTCAT